GCTCTTTCAGCAAGTGCAACGTACGGGGAGAGGCTGTTGCTTCCCTTGAACGGTGTGACTACGCTATCGAACATCGGAGCGCCTCCAACGCGGAGGGTCCATCGGAATGCGAGCTCGTCATACAAGAATCGCACGTGGATGGATGTCTCGCCCTTGATTCCGCCCTTCTCAATGAGGAGGTACTTCGAGAAATCGATCAGAGAGATATCTCCAACGCTTCCCAATGCTGCGGCTTGCTCGCATCGAACAACCGGACGACCGAACAACTGATCGTAAGGCTGATTCGCAAAGGTTCCGCCGGGGAAATACTGCCCAAGATCGCCGAGAGTCAAGAGGTTGAGTTGAGGCTCAACGCCTTGATTGACGAGCCAGATCGCAGAATCAAGCTGACCATGGTAGCGAGCCTTCATCTTCACAAGGTTTTCCTTTGTGATTGTCCCAGCGGCTTGCCCTGCTTCCTTAGCAACGGAAAGAAGTCCAGCACCTTCAAGGATACCGAGCGGCTTTCCGTCACCGTCACCGTTTAGGATAGCGTCATCAAGTTTGAAGGCCATCTCTTCGATAAACGCCTGAGTGATCATCTGGCTCATCGCCACTGTGTCGCTCATAAGTTCATCGGTTACGTAACAAAGGCCCATCAACTTCTTGAGTCCGATCTCCAACTGTCGAAACTTTGGCTTCGATGCTGTAGCGGCGGAAGCCTCGGCTGCCCAATACGCTTGGACACCACCGAAACGGCTTCCATCTGCTCGCGAGGTCTCGTCGATCACGTTAATCTTTAGGCCGTTCGATGGTCCCGAGATTTGTACGCGGCGACAACGTGAAGCGAGCTGAGCCGATGCGTATACTTTCGACAAAATTTCTTGAGAGAAATCTTTATCGACAAGGAATCCACCATCAGCATTAACACCCTCCGACAATCCAGCGGCGCGAGCCTCAAAAAGTCGAGGATCTGCACGATGCCCAGGAGAGCCAGCGTCAACAACTGCGCGAAGAAACTCGCCCATGTTGCCCCATTTGCTATCCTTTGAGGTTTCTGACTGAGCTTTTGCGTGTGCTCGAACATCATCAGCGGCCTCATAGACTGCGTCGGAACGCTTTGAGCTCTCGCTCACGTGTCCCGCAAGTGTCTCTTCCATAGCAAGTCGCCTCGAAAGAGATTTAACCTCGGCCTCTCGCTCGTTGAACTCTCGCTCCTCGTCAGTGCTGAAATCGCGCTTCTCTGCGTCAACGCGATCGGTGATCGCTTGCATAGCTGCGATGATTGCGGCTCTCTTTTGTCTAATTTCCTGTGCTTTTGACATTGTAATCCCCTTAACGTGGTTAAACTTGGCCGCTCGGGACCATCTGAACCCCATTAGAGAGGCTCAAGAGTTTCAGTTTTCACGTTTGAGGATTTTCTGCCGATACCCGTCAGGTTATCCGAGCGATGCAAGTCGAAGGCGACGGCGGCGCGAGGCCATCATCTGCTCGACCTTGGCGATCTCGGCTTCCCGTTGCGCCCATACTCTCTGAACCGCTTCGGAGTCTTCAGATCGAATGCCGACACTTGTTCCGGGATATGCCGGGAATGCCACTAGACTGACCTCGAATAAGTTCACATCGAGTAGTTCTCGATAGTTTTTGCCGTCGCGCGTACTCCATCGATCTGAAATTGTCTCGAAGCCGAATGAAAAACCGTCAACAACACCCGAGCGCACCCACTCGATCGCGGCTTTACCGTCCGGGGTATCAATGGGAGCGAGCTGTACCCTGAGGCCGGTATTGTCCTCTGAAAGTGTTAGGTTCCCGGCCTTAGTTCGAGCAATAATCTTGCCCGAATCGTGGTCGAGGAGTGCCCGCACATCTTGGCGCTCGGAAATAGCTCGTTGGAAAGCGCCGGGTCGAATCACTTCGGTGAAATACCCGAGATCAACGCTGTCGGAGTTGTAGACCGCCGCATATCCTGTGATCATTGGCGGGGCATCTTCCCGGTTTTCAATGCTGATCCCGCCGTTATATCCCCGGATTTCACGCTTTTCGCCCATCTTATTCCCCTTTCATTGCGTCGATAAAGCCAACCACGAACTCGACTTTTGCATCCACGTCGGCCACGTCGCCCGATTCCCATTTGTTTAAGAGCGCATCGAAGCAAGTTCGCACATCCTGATCGGTTGCAGTTTTGCCGCTTATCTCAATAAAAGCTCTCAAGGTCGGGATGAGGCCGTCGAAAATGACCTTTTCGTGGCTTCTTAGTGGTTTTTTTGTGGCGTCCACTCTCTCGGAATAGCGCTCGATGAGCTGTCGCAAGATTGGTTTCAGAGCAAGCGCCGAGGATGCTCTGACAGGCGGAGGCTCGGTCGGCGTCGTTCCGGCTGGTATCATGTTCAGAGGAACCAAGTAATCCGTCCCAGCGTTCTGAGGGAGGGGTTCCATATTTTCCAGCCTTCTTACGTCGTCTGCGCTTAACCATCCCCATTGACGCCCCACCGCATAAGCCGAGTAACGGCTTTGAATGTCCCCGCGTAAAAGCCCATCAACCAAGAACTCGGAATAGTGAGAAACCGATTCCTGCTCGCTCATTAGCCGGGTTGAGATCGCTTGCTCCCATCTTCTGAGCCACGGAAGCAAAGTATGTTGAACGAACTCTAAAGACTGGTGCTCGATGTTGGCGAATGTTGCCCGCTCAAGGTGCCCGATTAGGTGAGGGGGTACTCGGAAAATGCGGGCAATCTCCTCGATTTGAAACTTCCGGGCCTCAATGAATTGGGTATCGCTTGCGGATATCCCGATCCGCTGCCATTTCATCCCCTCCTCAAGCACCGCCACTTTGTGAGCGTTCTTCAGCCCCGCGTGGGCCGCTTGCCATGAGTCTTTTATCCTTTTGTGGGCTTCGTCGGTCAATTTGCCGGGGTGTTCGAGAATCCCGCCGGGTTTCGCGTCGTTCGAGAACACCCGCGCCCCAAACTCCTCGGTGGCAATACTAAGGCCGACCGCCTCTCGAGCGTAAGTGATAGGGCTGACGCCTAAAACCCCATCGGTCGCGAGCCCTTTCAGGTGGAACACGTCCTCGCCGGGTATAAGAATCTCGCCGTAGTTTTCGGTTCTGAATTTATAAACGAGCGAGCCGTCAGGATTTAACACCGGCTCGATTTTTGTTGGGTTTAGGGGGACAAGCTCGGCAAGTCGCCCGCTTCCGTCGTACACTTTTTGCGCGTACCCGTTGCCCCTTAAGAGACAATGAGCCATGAGCATCTCGCGAAACTCGAAGGCGGTTTGATACCTGTTCGGCTTTGAGCTCAAAAGATTATAAAGAGGGAGGGAGGTATCGCGCTCGCGACCGTTTTGGCCCCGTCGGTATACGATGAAGGGAAGCCCGGCCACGGTTTCGGCAAGTACCCGCACGCACGCAAGAACGGCGGCGCTCCGCATTGCATTCTCGGGAGTCACATTGATCCCCGTTGCCGAGGCTGCCCCCATCACAATCGGGGTCCAGTCACCGGCGGCGCTCATGCTCCGCTCCGTTTTTAGTAGCCGCCTAAAAAAGCCCATTTAGTCCTCAACCTAGACTGTTAGACTATAAGAGAGCCCGCTTCGGGCCCCTATATCCCTCGGATTACAGTGCCAAAACCCCGCGCGAGGAGTACACCGACTCCTCAGATTTTGGCATCGCAATAGCAACGCCGAGGGCATTTACCAAGGCGACAACCCCGTCGATCTTCTCTTTTGAGCGCCGTTTGGAAGGTTTGATATTCCCGGCGGCATCCTGTTCGATCGCTACATTTGAAACCATCCACCGCATCACGGGGTTGATTGAATGCCCGATCTTGTTGGCTAAAATCAGAGAATTGAGCTCCTTCATCGGGGCCGACATACTCGCGAAACCTTGACCGAAAAACGCCACCTCGAACCCGTCGCCCTGAAGCTGAGTAGCAAGTTGGGTCGCATTCCATCGGTCGATCACGATTTGCCGGATTTTGTACTTGGTACCCCACTCCCTAAACGCCTCGCGAATGAAGTCGTAATCACACACGGCCCCCGGCGTAGTGTGAAACCATCCCTCCTGTTCCCATACGTCATACGGAACCCGATCTCGCCGGGTCCGTACTGCGATCGCATCCTTTGGAACAAAAAAATGCTCGACGTGGCGATAGGTGCCATCCGCGTAGGGAAAGAGCAAAGAGACGGCGGTCACGTCGGTGGTGGTTGCAAGGTCAACGCCTACAATGCACTCCCGGCCTTCTAGCTCCTCGGCTAAATAGACCATTTCGCAAGCATCCCATTTTTCTATAGGGAGCCATCGAGAATCCTGCTCCGTCCAAATATTCAGGTGAAGGCGCTTAAAGGTGTTTTCGTAGGCTATTACCTCCGCCGCCTTTTGAGCTTGCTCCTTGATATATGCCGGTTGAACTGTGATTCCGAAGTTGGGATTTGCCTTTCGCCATGTTGATTCGAGCTTCCAGTCGTCGGTCGGCTCGGCTGCGTAAATGTATCCCAAGAATGTAGGATCTTTGATAATGCCTTTCTTAACTCGCTCGGAATAATCGTGATATTCCCAACAGATCGAATTTCTATCATATCCCGCCGTCGTCAAAAAAATACTCATCGGCTGTCGTCGATAAGCCATCGAGGTGACAAGCACATCGACAAGCTCGCGATCCGGCTGCGCGTGAAGCTCATCGATCACCACCCCGCTCAAGTTTGCCCCGTGTTTGGTAGACGCCTCCGCTGAGATCACTTTGTAGGTGCTCGCGGTTGAGTGAACCACCATCGACCGCTTAAACATCTGCATTCGGTTCGCCATTTTCTGATTAGCTAAAACCATCTGCTTTGCAGTATCGAACACGATCGCGGCTTGCTCCGTATCCGCCGCCGCCGATATAACCTCCGCCGATGCCTCGGGAACCCATCCACGTAACTCCGAAGGGCTCGCTTCACCTTTTGGGTTCGATCCGTAGTCGATCCCGTCGGCATCCAAAAGGTAGAGCGCAAGCCCAGCACCTAGAGCGCTCTTTCCGTTCTTTCGTGGGATTTCAAGATACAGTGTTTTATACTTGCGGAGCCTAGTATCTCGATGCTTCCATCCAAATAACCGCCTGAGAATCTTTCTCTGCCACGGTTGCAGGATAAAGAGCTCCCCGGCTGATGCTCCTTTTACGTGTTGAAGCTCGCGCTCAAAAAACCGTACCACCCGAGCCGCCGCCTTTTTGTCAAAGTAGTATTCGGCGAACTCCTCTTTAAGTTGTCTAATCCTCTTCATCATAAGGATCTTCGGAATCGTACGAGTTTGGGTTCATCATAATTGCTACCATCCTGACTCGACTCGATGGGGTCATTCCGAACTCCTTTTCGAGCCTCAAGAGGCGATCCATCGCTTTGTCTCTGACGGATAGCCAGGGGTTAGGGAGGAAGTAAGCGAGCCGCCCCTCTTTATCCTTGATCGGGATTACATACTTTCCGGCAATCTCCCGATCCGCGTGTCGGTACTCTAAAAGGAGTTTGACGTACCTATAGAACGGTTCAACATCAACGGCAGTCATGAGGCCGCAATTTATGAGCTCACGACTCAACGCCTTAAAAACCGCTTTGCCCTCCTCGGGTAGATCGGCGGGCGGTTCAACGGTTGCTAATTTGCGCGGTTGAGGTTCGTTTCGATTGATCGCAAGTTTCCCCGGATTGCCCTCTAACAGTCGGAGAGCGGTCGGTTTTGGCGGCGGTCCTCGCATTCCCATGGATAATCAACTAAAAAATGGTAAAATATCCGCATCCAATAAATTCAGGCCCTTACGGACATCAGGGGGTTAGGTCTAAACCCTCGGCGACAGGTGGAAGGGGCCCGGCTACGGTAGG